CTGGCTAGAGGACATGCTGACAGGCAACTGCATTAAGACTGTCGGTGGTCTAGGGCAGACTGGTGTTGGACTCTTGTTTGATGGCGGTCCTGGTCTTGGTAAAACAACTCACGCAGTTGTTGCAGCAATGGAGTTCATTCGTCGTTTAGACCTTGAGAAGGCTAAAGATGTACTTCAGTATTCAAACCAATCCGACTACGGTCTTATGTCACGACCTGTGTACTACTTGACCTATCCAGAATTTTTATCCCGTAAAAAAGCAACCTTTGATGCAGACGCTGATGAAAAGCGTGAAATGAATCGTCAGATTGAGGGTTTTCACGGAAGGGCTAAAGAAGATTGGTTAAACGTTAGACTTCTTATATTGGATGACCTTGGTAAGGAGTACGGTTCTAAATACGACGACGCATCATTTGATGAGATATTAAGAAGCCGTTATGACCGTGCACTCCCTACAATAGTTACTACCAACGAGATGCTGGAAAATTGGTCCGCCAAATACAGCATGGCAATGGCAAGTTTTGCTAACGAGGCGTTCCATAGAGTTCGACTTACTGGTAAAGACTTACGGAGGGCTAAAGGATGAAGGGTTCAAACTTGGATACATGGCGTACGGTGCAAGTGTTCCTCTCACCGACAGGTGTGTACGAGGTACAACTACGTCCTAACGACACCAACGCACAATGCTCTTGTCCTTCTTACAAAATTAGAAACAAGTGCAAGCACACTATGTTTGTAACTGCTCGCATGGCAGAGAACGATGGTCACTATGCAATCCTTGTTCCTGATGATGTACCTGAAGAGATTGCGGATAAAGCAAACGAGAGTGCAGAGTCATTCCGTGAGTTTGTTTTAAAGTACGCAAGAGTCGAGGTCCTATGAGGGGTGGGGATATCTCCAATGAAACCCCTCCTCGTTTAATTGTTCTTGCTGATGTAGTTGCAGAACGTGTAGAAGTTACGGAACGAAAGTTTCTTTCTAAAGCAACTACTCTAAAGTTAAAGAATGTTAAAAAGTTAGAGGTCTATCAGTTATGGATTCTTACAAACAAGTACGGCTTGTCTGTAGAACTTGCTGGAACTGAAGAAGAGGGTTGGGACCAAGAGTCCCTAGATAAAGTTATGGACATTTTGGACAGACGTGGTGGCAACCCCTTTAACCTTGCCACTATTTACATTACGACACAAGAACTAGTAGATGACTTGCCTTATCGCATAAACCTAAAAGGTGTGGTTGACTTACCGTCTCGCAACGCAATGTACGGCTCATGGGGTATTGACTTAAATAGACTTTAGAGAAAAGATGGGGCAATGGCATCAGATAACGAGCATCGTTTAGTAAGTAAAGTAATTAGAGACAGAGACATACTCCCCGCAATACAACAAGGCGTTACAAGTGAATGGTTTCTTGATGAAGACAACTCACGTGTATGGAAGTTTGTTATTAAGCACTACGCCGAGTATTCAGAAGTACCTACTGCTGTAACAGTTAAAGACCACTACCCAACTTACAAAGTTTTAGATGTACAAGACTCATTAGATTTTCTTGTTGACCAAGCAGTTACATTTCGTCGCAAACTATTAGTTCGTCAAGGTCTTGAAGAGTCTGTTGATAAGTTAACTCACAACGACCATGAAGGTGCGTTGGTTGCAATGGAAGCAGCCATTAGTCGTGTAAACCTTCAAGGAACTAAAGGCACTAATGAAGTTGACTTAGTTAAAGATGCAGAAGACCGTTTTGCTGAATACCAAGCACTTGCTAATCACACCATGCTTGGTATTGGTACAGGGTTTGCAACAATGGATGAAGCAACTGCAGGTCTTCAAGGTGGACAGTTAATTACAATCATTGCTCCACCTAAAACAGGTAAGTCACAGATTGCTATGGCTGTTGCAATCAATGTTCACAAGCAAGGCAAGATGCCTATGTTTCAATCTTTTGAAATGACAAACCGCGAACAACAACAACGTCACGACGCGATGAGAGCACAGGTATCTCACGGACGAATGCGTCGTGGAAAAATGTTTGAGGATGAAGAAGACCGCTATGTAAAAATGCTAAAAGATATGGGACAAATGCCTACACCGTTTCACTTAGTAGATGCTGTTAACGGGCTAACGGTGGCTTCTTTATCGGCAACCATCTCTAAGTTAAAGCCAGAGGTTGTATTTGTAGACGGTGTGTATTTGATGATGGATGACCAAACAGGTGAGATGAATACTCCTCAATCCATCACAAACGTCACACGTTCTTTAAAACGATTGGCACAACGCTATGACATACCCGTAGTAGTTACTACGCAGACCTTGTTGTGGAAGATGCGTGGAGGAAAGGTAACCGCAGACTCAATCGGTTATTCCTCCTCTTTCTTCCAAGACTCAGATGTTATTTTTGGTTTAGAGCCAGTTCCAGATGTTGAGGACATGCGTAACTTTAAGATTGTTGCTAGTCGTAACTGTGGACCACGAGAAGTATCTATGGTTTGGAATTGGGAAACGGGATGTTTTCACGAAGAAGACTTAAAAGATTGCTTTATCTGTAAGAGGGGGCTGATGTAATGTCAGTTGATATCCCACAAGTTCTAGAGAAGTTAAGCATTGAGGTTATCCGTGAACGTGGCGATGAAATTTTGTCTTTTTGTCCTATGCACAAGGCTCGTACAGGTAAAGAAGACCACAATCCTTCTTGGTGGATAAACCAAGATACAGGTGCACACATTTGTTTCTCTTGTGGTTGGAAAGGAAACGTATTTTCTTTAGTCGGTGAAGTTAATGAGTTCTTCTTAGGTGAAGCAATTGACTATGAACAAGTTAAGCAATGGTTAGCCAACATCGGTGAAATCTCTATAGAGGAACTGGGAGAACGACTAAAACAAATGCCTACCCACATATCAGAAGTAAAAGAACTTCCAATGAACGAAGCACGGTTGGCATTGTTTACAGACCCCCCACAGTGGGCTTTAGATAAACGACGAATAACTTTAGAGGCAGCAAAAAAGTATGAAGTACTTTGGCGTGATGATGACACTTGGATTTTGCCAATTAGAAGCCCTAACGATTACACGCTCTGGGGTTGGCAAGAAAAAGGAGAAGGCGTACGTAGTTTTAAAAACTACCCTGCAGGTGTGACAAAGTCTAAGACTCTCTTTGGTGCTCACGAGCACAATCCAGACATGGCTATTGTTGTTGAGTCACCTTTAGATGCTGTTCGTATTTCCTCTGCAGGAATCGTAGGAGCAGTTGCTGCTTTTGGTGCGATGGTAAGTGACACGCAAGCCAAGTTACTGAGGTACAGCGATACTGTGATTGCTGCCTTTGATAACCCCAACATTGATACTGCAGGTAAGAAAGCCTGTGAAGAGATGATTGTCAGTGCTAGGAAGTACGGTATGACAGTAAAGTTCTTTAATTATGCCTCTACAGGTATAAAGGATGTAGGGGATATGACAGACGAGCAGATAAAATTTGGCTTGGATAACGCCAAGGACATGATTTACGGAGAGGCAGCGTATTTAGGGTGAAAGCAAAAGACACTACTGAGACTCTTCTAGCAGAGCGTGTACAAAACGAGAAAGACTTGTTTCAACAAAACATAGAGACTGTTCGTTCTTTGTTGAAGAAAAGAAAAGCCTTAGATTTAGAAGACATGATTCTTGGAAATCTAGAAGACTTTAATGTTGTTACTTCGCTACCTGGCTCCCTGAACGGACGTAGTTAGTGTTTATAGGAACCCTAAAGCCCTATCAGCCTGAAGCCGTTGACAAGATGGTGGAACGAGGCAAAGTTTTGGTTGCCTATGAAATGGGTCTTGGTAAAACCTGTATGACAATTGCTGCTATTGAAAAGATGCGTGAAGAAGGGTTAAAGAAGCCAGTGTTAGTAATTGCACTAGCCAGCCTTAAATATCAATGGGCTAGTGAGATAACCAAGTTTTCAAACTCCACATCTATAGTAATTGATGGAAGCAAGACAGCCCGTGCAACTCAATACGCAGATTCTTGTAATTACAACTACGTAATTACAAATTATGAATCTATTGTTAATGATTGGGATGTGTTAAAACACATAGACTTTGGAGTGGTTGTTTGTGATGAAGCCACTGCTATCAAAAGTTTTAGGTCTAAAAGAACTAAGAAGGTAAAAGAACTTGCTGTAAACATTCCCGTTCGGTTTGCTTTGACAGGCACACCTATTGAAAACGGTAAACCTGAAGAGTTGTACAGCATTATGCAGTTTGTTGAGCCAGGTCTACTGGGTCGCTTTGACTTATTTGATAAGACCTTCATCGTAAGAAACAACTTTGGCGGGGTACAGAGATACCGCAATCTTCCGTTACTACATGAGAAGATTAAAGAAGCATCAGTACGTAAAGCACAGTCTGATGAAGACGTTGCTCCGTACTTGCCCGCCACTATTCATTTAGCACCTATACGAATTAAGTTAGATAAGAAATCACGGGATGTATACGAAAAGATTTCTAGTGACTTAACAAATGAACTAAAAGAAGCCCAAGACCTGTTTGGTGGTGGGTTTTCTATTGAAGCCCACTACGGACAGGGATGGGCTGCTGGTAGCCCCGCAGATGCTCTGCGAGGTTCCATCATGTCTAAAATAACTGCACTACGAATGTTGTGCGATAGCCCTTCTTTATTAGTTGAAAGTTCAACTAAATATAAATCGGGTTGGACAGACATTGATGGAGAACGAGTTGCTATAGAAGGAGCAAAAGGTGGAAGTGCCTACTTATCTGGCTTATACGATGGTGGTTATCTCAGTGATATTGATACAGGTTGCACGAAACTGGAAGCAGTGGTCAGTTATATTGCAGAACATCTTGAAACGGATGAAAACTCCAAAGTCGTAGTATTTGCAAGTTACCTGGGTGTACTTCCCCTCATCCAGGAACGGCTTCTTCTTAAGAAGATTAAAAGTCGTTTGTATTCAGGAGAGATGAATGCAAAGGCTAAAGAAGAAGCAAAGGTAGATTTTCAGACTTCTAAAGAAGTTAGGGTGTTAATCTCTAGTGATGCAGGTGGTTACGGAGTTGATTTGCCCCAGGCTAATCTGCTCGTAAACTACGACCTGCCGTGGTCTTCTGGTGCAGCCGTTCAAAGAAATTCTCGGATTCGACGTACTTCTAGCA